TATCGTAATAATGCGATACAACATTGGGGACATCTCCGCGATATCAAAGATATGAAAGAACATATGGTTGCTACGAAAGCAAAGGGGCCATTGTTTACGTCAATTGGTAACCAACCGCCGTCTCCTAAAAAGGGCGTTACATGTTTAGATTTCATGGTAAACGAACTTGAGCCACTCTTGGATCGATTCATTAATTGGGTTGAGCAGAAGAAAAGAGTGACTCATAAACAGGTCGTTGACTATCTTAATGGCTATAACATAGAACAAGGCCACAGAAGATTTAATTTTGCATATGCTGCATTCTCATATGACTTAGGCGATTACCACAAAGACCTTGTTGATGACATGTCTCATGGATATTTCGGTAATAATGCTGTACGATGCATGAAGGTGCTATCAAGCGGATATACTACAGATGCCTTTATGGATCTACTATGTGAACGCATGGGCGGTGCACCAAGAGATAATGAGGATGTTATGTGTGATTTTGTTAGGTTTGGTCAAAACTATGTACCACGATCTGATAACACATTTAACCACGTGCCTTCAACAATTACAAATAATTCTGGCTGGGAGTCAGGATGGGAACAGCGCCAAGGAAAAACACTTGAAAATAGTGATGTACACCTTGATGCATTCATGATATAATAGACAGATTAAAGGAGAAGACTATGCCAAAAAGAAATATGCCACTTACTTCAAGTACAGTATACTGCGTATATAAAGAAAATGGAAAATGCTATAACGTGTATTCAAAGGAGGTACTCGATCGTAGAATTGAAGACGGTCGAATTACTGATGCGTGTCGAGTGGTCATACAGCGAGTAAATAACTAATGTCTATAATGGATAAACTTAAGAAAAATTCTAAGATTAAAGAAACCTCGATTCTTTCTGAATCCAAGTTCTTTAATGATAAAGATATGATTCCAACTTCAGTGCCAATGATTAATGTTGCATTGTCTGGAGATGTCGATGGTGGATTATCTCCGGGCCTTACAGTTTTGGCTGGTGCATCAAAGCACTTTAAAACTTCGTTTGCGCTTATCATGGCTGCAGCTTATTTAGATCAATACAAAGATTCTATTCTTCTTTTTTATGATTCAGAGTTTGGTTCTCCGCAATCATATTTTAAAGCATATGGAATTGATACTAGTCGTGTACTTCATACACCGGTTATGAATATCGAAGAACTAAAATTTGATATCATCTCTCAATTAGAAGATATAGATAAGAAGGACAAAGTCATTGTTATTATCGATTCCATTGGTAATATTGCTTCTAAGAAAGAATTAGATGATGCAATGAATGAAAAGTCTGTGGCTGATATGTCTCGTGCAAAACAGCTTAAATCTTTATTCCGTATGACTACGCCATATCTCACAATGAAAGATATTCCGTTGATTGCTATTAACCATACGTATAAAGAGCAAGGATTGTTTCCTAAAGATATTGTATCAGGTGGTACAGGTGTTTATTATTCTGCTGATAGTATTTGGATTATCGGCCGTCAACAAGATAAACAAGGAACAGAAATCAAAGGTTATCACTTTGTGATTAACGTGGAGAAATCAAGGTTTGTTAAAGAAAAGTCAAAACTTCCTATATCAGTCAGTTGGGAAGGTGGTGTTCAGCGTTGGAGCGGTTTGCTTGATGTTGCTTTGGGCGGCGGCTACGTTGCTAAGCCTTCTAACGGTTGGTATTGTCGTGTCGACCGGAGCTCTGGGGAGCTTATGGAGCCAAAGTCGAGAGAACGGGATACGCTCACTGCTGAGTTCTGGAAACCCATATTGGAAGAAACCGACTTCAAAGAATACATCAAGAAGAAATTCCAAATCCAAGTAATGGAGGGACTCAATGGCGGAACAGCTGAAGGAGAATGAGCATTATCAATTAGTTGCACTAGATGATGATGTTGACTCATGGGGTGTAAGATTCTCGGCCGGACAGTTTGTAGAAACCGTAGTTAAATTCGGAACTCTACAAGTTGTCGAAGAAGATGAAAGCATTACATATAGTTTTGAAATTATTTCTTCACCAGATACAGAATTAAGTGAAGAAAATGAAGACCTGCAACATGCCGTAGCCGAAGTGTTAGCGGTTATATTAGAGGAGAAATATGCAAGCAAATCTTGAGCAAACTGTCTTACGCAATCTTCTTACTAATGAGAAGTATATGCGTAAGGTATTACCGTTTATAAAGCCTGATTATTTTGAGGGCATTTATCGTATATTATTTAAAGAAGCTGGTAAATTTGTTGCTAGGTACAACAAATTGCCAAATGCTGAAGCCTTTCAAATTGAGATTGATCAAGCTGATAGACTTACGGATGAGCAATACCGTATGTCATCAGAAATCCTTCCACATTTATTTACAAATGAAAAAGTAGATGAAGACTGGCTTAATGATACCACAGAAAAATGGTGTCAAGACCGCGCAATCCACAATGCAATCATGGAGTCTATCTCTATCATTGATGGTAAGCATGAGTCTTTAACAAAGGGTTCGTTACCTGATTTGCTTAGCAAAGCTCTTGGTGTTGGATTTGATAATAATGTAGGTCATGATTATACTGAAAACGCAGAAGAGCGATACGAATTTTATCACACTACAGAAGAACGTATACCGTTCGACCTTGAATACTTCAACAGAATTACAAAAGGAGGCTTACCGCGTAAAACGCTTAACATTGCTCTTGCTGGTACTGGTGTAGGAAAATCACTCTTTATGTGTCATATGGCTGCTGCAGCTCTAACACAACAGGCAAACGTATTATATATAACCATGGAAATGGCAGAAGAGCGAATTGCAGAACGTATTGATGCTAACTTATTGAATGTGCCAATTGATCAGTTGGATAAACTATCGAAGGATATGTTTACTACAAAAGTCGCTGACATTTCGAGAAAAACAAATGGTAAGTTGATTATTAAAGAGTATCCAACTGGTCAGGCTCATGCGGGGCATTTCCGCGGATTATTGAATGAATTGAAACTGAAAAAGCAATTCGTTCCTAATATAATTTTTATTGATTACCTGAATATTTGTTCTAGTTCACGTATGAAAGGAATGGGCGGTGCAATCAACAGCTATAACTACATTAAAGCAATTGCAGAAGAAATACGGGGACTCGCTGTGGAGTTCGATGTTCCTATTGTATCGGCAACCCAAACAACCAGGTCCGGTTATTCTAACTCTGATGTTGGATTGGAAGACACCTCAGAATCGTTCGGTTTACCTGCAACTGCCGACTTCATGTTTGCACTTATATCTACAGAGGAACTTGAACAAGCAGGACAATTAATGGTTAAACAATTAAAGAACCGTTATAACGATCCTACTCTATATAAAAGATTTCTTGTTGGAATTGATCGTGCTAAAATGCGATTATCCGACATTGATGAATCACAACAAGACTTATTAAACGAAGATGGCATCCCAGATAAACCGCTAAATACTATTGGCAATAACGAAAGACCAAATACAAATGGTTGGAAAATATGAAAGACGAACTTATGACGATCACCATGGAAGAATGCGGAGAAGTAATTCAAGCGTGCTCGAAAGTGCAACGATTTCCTGGTGAGGAGTCAAATAAACATCTAGTGAAGGAACTTGGTGATCTTTATTGTATGATAGAAATCTGCATAGAGAAACAATTATGCACATACACTGATCTTATAGAAGGTGCAAAACTCAAACGTAATAAATTGAAAAAATGGAGTAATTTAGAATTATGAGTGTACGCTTAATTAATTATAGTAAGCAGATGCAGTATGCTATGGAGATGGATGATCTATGTGAAACAATTGCGTACTGTGCACGTGTATCAAATCCGGCTAATCAAAGTAATACAGATACAAATGAAAAATTACTCCGATATCTCATTAAACACCAGCATTGGTCTCCATTTGAAATGGCATCTGTATGCCTTGAGATTGACACCACACGTGACATAGCTCGGCAGATATTAAGACACCGTTCATTTTCATTTCAAGAGTTTAGTCAACGATATGCTGACCCAACCGGAGATTTGGGATTTGAGATGCGTGAAGCAAGGCTACAAGATACAAAGAATCGTCAGAACTCAATCGAAACTGATGATCCACATTTATCAGGTGCATGGAGGATTCGTCAAGAAACCCTTGCCGAATTAGCTAAAGAACATTATGATTGGGCTATTAGCAAAGGTATGGCTAAAGAACAAGCCCGTGCAGTTTTACCTGAAGGCCTTACACAATCAAGAATGTACATGAATGGCACAATTCGTTCATGGATTCACTACATTGATTTGAGATCAAGTAATGGTACTCAGAAAGAGCATATGATTATTGCAAGAGAATGTGCAAAGGCAATAGAACCAATCTTTCCTATGATCAGCGAATTCGTGCATGAACTACCTTAACCCAATACAATTATACCAAAGCTACATGCAACTATGGTCGCCATTTCCTAGTATAGAGCAAATACCTGGAGTGCATGCTGAAACAATGGACGACATTCAATCAGTGATTCTTTATAACAAGAACGGTACATTAGTAGAGTATTATTATGGCAACAATCCACAATTTAGATGAGTTTAGAAAAAAGAAAGAAGAAAAGCGTGAGCAAGAAATAGCTCACGAACTTCATGATCTACTTTCTAATCTAATATTAAATGACGAACCTCTAATTATCTCATATAGTGACTCTGATGGTGATATACACTATTATGACGTAAATAATTTATCAGATTATACCCTAAGTGATTCAAATCCTTATAAATTTTAATTTCAAAAAAGATTAAAAAGTTGTGTACACATGCTACTACTTGTAGTATAATGGTACCATAAATTAATGAGGAGAGCATATGTTACCTTGGGCTTATACGACCAGTCATTATGATGTTTTATTTGTTATTGTTGCACTTGGCATAACCATAACATACTTGGTTAATGGTTCTGATTGGAAAGAGTGGTAATGGCTAAGAAAAAGTCAGCTGAAATACCACTCGTACCAGTGCCTAAAGACATGTGGAAAGAAATGCTCGAACGTGCCGGGAATGATCCGACACTTGCAAGATGGATTTGGAGTTGTTGGCAAGCGATTCCAGAGTCAAATGAGTATAATATTTTAGAAGATAGTAGTAGGTGGAAATGATTAGAATATTACGTGAAACGACTGGTACTGTAGATAATTTTACGTATCAGCCACATTTATATTATGTTAATGAAGCAAGCAAACTTGTGTGGTTTCAGTGTGCTGATTACTCTCGTGGTCTAGACGTATACAAAAAGGCAAAAATGTTTAATACGTCTAGACGAAAGTTTGAGCTTGTCGGAACTGTTCCAGAATTACATGATGATGATCTTGTTGAAGTACCAGGTTCAAATGGTGCAGTGTACCTTGTTAATAAGAATAAAAATTCTTGTACATGTAGCGGATTCAAATTCCGTGGAAAGTGCAAACATTTGAAGTTAGCAGCATAAGTGTTTGATATCGTACACAATGTTAATTGTGCTAAACACAAAATAGTTGTGTACAA